TATTGAACCGGATTTTACCACTACTGAGATGCCATACCTGAAAAGCCTGTTGGATTACTCTGCAATGGAGGGGACCAAGTTACTTTCGGCCAATGAGGTTAATATCAGGTACTGTGGCCTTGTTCAGACCGGAAAATTGGCCAAGGAAATCGTAGAAGAGTGGGTTAAGAGGTTTCCCAAGGAGGATGTGAGCCTCAACGGGCAAATAATTAAATAAAAAAGCCTTTTTTTGTAAAAAAAATAAGTGTAGAAGATAACCAAGTAAAATTTATGCCAAGAGGTAACCCACAGAATCTGCAAAAGCACCAATGGAAGAAGGGTCAATCCGGGAATCCAAAAGGAAGGCCGAAAAGTATGCCTGATTTGAAGGAAGCACTGATGACCGTACTTGGTCAGATTAAGGATGATACCAATGCTTTGGAAGCAATGTTAACCGTATTACGGAGCAAGGCTTTAAAGGGAGATACCAAAGCGGCAGAGATTCTTTTGGATCGTGCCTATGGTAAGCCAAAGCAGGAAACCGATGTGATGGCCACGTTTACTCAGGTGATTATGCCATTACCTCCTGCACAGGATATCATTGAGATTGGGCATGGCAATGTGAATCTGGAGATAGAAGAGTCTCCTGAAAAGGAAACTATTAAGAGGGATTACAATGGGGACAATTCTTGATGACTTCTATCCGGATCATTTCGGCATCCAGAAGCAATCCGTAGAACATCCGGACCACTATGGTGGAAAGGATAATCCTTTTGAGGCCATAAAGGTGATTGAGGCATGGAATCTGGGATTTAATCTGGGTAATACGATTAAATACATATCCAGAGCCGGGAAGAAATTACCTCAAAAGGAACTTGAGGATCTGGAGAAGGCTAAATGGTATCTGGACAGAGAGATTGAGAAACTCAAAAAGATTAAATGCCAGTCCTTGATTTAAGTAGTCCTGATTTATGGAATCCTAAATATCTTCCGGCCCTAACAAGGCCAAAGATTTACAATATTCTTTACGGAGGAGCCGGATCTGGTAAGTCCCAGACCATGATCCAGTTCTTCCTTAGTGAAATATTAAATCACGGAGAGAATGAGAATGAGACTTTTGTTGTACTCAGGAAGGTAGCGGCCACCATCCGGACTTCGGTGTACATGGATTTCAAGAATAAGATTTACGAATGGGGATTAGGGGATTTGATTCAAGCTTTCGATGGAATCTTTGAGTTCAGGAGCCGGAGCAATAAGATTATTTTCATGGGTGTGGATAACCCTGAGAAACTAAAGTCACTTGCACAGGCTAAGTACATTTGGGTGGAGGAGGCCACCGAATTGAGTAAAGAGGATTTCATCCAGGTAACCCTGCGACTCAGGGGTGTGAGTAAGCACCAAAAGAGGTTCTTCCTTACGTTTAACCCGGTATCGGATAGCCACTGGATAAAGGAAAGGTTCTTTGATAAGCCACCGGCAGTAGAGAAGGATAAAATCCTGATTATGCATTCCACCTACAAGGATTCCCTCCGGTTTCTGGATAAGGAATATCCAATCCGTATGGAAGCACTCAGGGATGTAGATTATACCTACTGGGATGTGTATGCCAACGGGAACTGGGGGGTCTGGGATCGGGAGACTTTATATGTTCAATATTTTGACCCGAAGATCCATGTGGTGGAGGGTTACCTGAAGGCCCATCCGGATTATCCTTTGTATCTAAGCTTTGACTTTAACATTACCAATACTTGTCTGGTAATCCAGTTCAGTAAGAATGCCAATGGCCATAAGTATTATGGAACGGTCAATGTTATTAAGACTTACCGGATGGGAGATTTGGGAGATTTGTGCAACCAGATAAAATCTGAGTTTCCCGGAATGCGGTATATTGTGAACGGAGATCCGGCAGGACAAGCAAGGTCTGCATTCACAACTGCTAATATGTCTGCATATCAATTGATTGCAAACTTTATGAATCTTCCGGCAATGAATTTACAAATAATGAGGGCATCCCCCAGTCACCTGAATACCAGAATTGTGGATACTCTTGTTTTCCGGAAGTGTAAGATTCAGATTGGTTCCAATGATAACTCTGCTTTGATAGCGGATTTTAAGGAGGCCAAGGTGGATCGGAGAATCAGTCTGGATACCTGGAAGCAGAAGCACCCGGATAAGTCTCACGCATTGGATGCATGGAGATATTTTTCGTTTGCTAATTTTTATGAAATTGCAAGCGAATACAACATACAAAAATTCAATGGCAAACTGTTGCAGGAATAATTGGGCAATTTGTGAACCGATAATCGGTTGTTGTGCCTTGTTTAATATTGAGGTACCCAATGAGTTTGTTGGGCCTTCTATCATCATCAGGATTAAAAAGCCAAATGGGTATATGTTTACCGGGCAGTTTGATGTTGAGGATGGTATTGCTATGATTGATGTTCTGGAAGATATGCCTGAAGGCTTCCTGAACGCATGGGGCGGCCCCTACACACTTCAGTATATTGATCCTGTTAGTAACTCAATCGTTTGGTTTGAGATGCAGGGGGAGCAAGTGCAGGGCATTGAGTGGAATATGGCTTTTGGTACAAATCAAGAAATTTGCGGATTAGAAATTTATGAATAAATATGATGTTTCATGTGGAAAGGGTAGAAGGGGTTGTTGTATTATTATCCCTGATACTGATAGCGGCACTGTCGGCCATGTTGTCTTTGTTTATGGACCACCTTCTGGAGGATCATCCACTGGGCAAACAATACTTGTTATTAATCCAAAAACTCCCGACAACGATTGCAAAACCGATAGGTGAGTGCGTTATTTGCTCCGGGGCATGGCAGTATCTGTTTGTTGCCTTCTTTATTTTTGAAATACCCTTTTATCTATGTTTGATTGGATTAGGCGCAAACCATCTGTTCATTCTGCTCCTGTTGAAACTAAGGGAGAAGTAGAATCAGGTAAGCCGGTTTATAATGGTAATGCACCGAAGGAAAGATGGGACCAGATTGAGTTTGCCTTCCGGTCTGGAGAGAAGAACTACTTCCGGTTTTCCACTGAGGTAAACATACCATTTCAGAGAGCCATAGCCGCCAGAGATATCCTCACTGAGGAGTTATGGCAGATTAATCCTGATCAATTGAAAGGTTGGTTGAAGGGATTGATTAATGTAATTACAGATGATAGGAAGAAGGGAGATAAGAAGATATTTGAGATTGGTGTTCTGGCTCACAGACTTCAGGAGCAGATTGAGTTATCTTTTTCGTTAACCCGGCAACTCAAGCTTGCTACGGTTTACTACTTTGATGAGCAGGAGAACCCTTTGGATTACCAGTATCCATACAACGTAGAAAAGATGAAGTACTGGATGGCCAATAATGATGTTCAGGGTTTTTTTTTGAAACTGCCGGAGTATCTTTTAATGCCCTCTGGGAAAGAATTAACAACGAATTTCCCGATCTATTTGCAAGGGGAAACAATGCAAAGGTTGAAAGACCTGACACATATTATTTCAATTTTGTCAATGGACAATTCCGCAGGAGATACGATGAAGGAATTGCAGTCGCAGATGGAAATCCTGAACGATATAAGTTTATGGTCGAAAGACCAGTTTACGAATACTACCTCCACTACAACAAGTGGATGATAGATAGGAGAAGAGAAGTTAGCAGAGCCAAGGCAAACTTGGCCAAGCAGTAAGACAAGTTTTTTTCATTGATTATTAGGCAAAAGAACCTCTACGATTGTAGGGGTTTTTTTTATTTACCTTTGCCTAAACTACAAGTGCAATGGCTACTATTTCCAATAATGAGATAAAGATTAAGTATAGTCTGGATACCACAGACCTGGCGAATGCCACGGCCTTGTTTGACCGACTAAGTGCGGAAGACAGGCAGTTGCTTAATGATCTTAGAAGACTTCAGGCTCAGTTCAATGCAACGGGTCAGGCAGGGCAACAAGCCGGAACACAGATATCAAATAGTATTAGTAATTCACGGAAAGAACTGGGATTAATGGGTGGGGCAATTAGGCAGGTTGGTTCATACATTGCTACCTATTTTTCAGTTCAGGCATTAGCAAATTTTACTAAGCAAGTAATCCAAACCACAATAAAGTTTGAAGCATTAAGCAAAGCCATTCAGTTTACATCCGGATCGGTAAGTGCAGGGCTTGCGAATTTCCAATTTTTGGAAAAAACGGCAAAAGACCTTGGACTCCCATTGGCCGCAGCGGCAGAAGGATTTAAATCCATGAGTGCCGCCGCAAACAGGGCCGGGATTACATTTAAGGAGCAACAGAAAATGTTTCTTGACTTATCCAAAGGTATGGCGGCACTTTCCTTGACATCTCAGGATGCATCACTTGTGTTTTTTGGATTTGGTCAGTTATTAAGTAAAAACAAGGTATCGGCTCAGGAACTTTATCATCAGATTGGGGAAAGACTCCCGATTGCCATGCAAGCGGCTCAAAGTGCGGCCGCTAAAGTTACTGGTCAGGTTAAGGTTACCGGTTCGGAACTTATTAAGTTAGTGGAAGATGGTAAACTAATGTCTTCGGAGTTTGCCCCGGCATTTACTGATGCCATTGCTCAGATAGCAGGAGAGTCTGCCAAGATTGATACACTTGGTAAGAATTTCACCAGACTTGGAAATGCGTGGGAGGATATGTTATTTAAAATGGGTGAGAGTACATCTGGGTTTTGGTATACTACCACTAAGTTCATTACAAAAGCCATAGAAGAGTTTACTATGGCAATACAAGGTTGGGAAGGAGATTTACAGGATACTCAGACAAGGAACTTTAATTATACCATGATTAGGTATAAGGATGCCTCTAAAGAGTTTTTAGACTTAATGATTCAACAAAAAGAAGGCGAAGCAGAACTATTTAAGACTCAGGTTGAAATAGCGGAGAATCTTAATCAATTAAAAGACAATGAGACAACTACAAGAAATTTAGAAAAGTCACAAGTTGAGTTAGCTTCAATAAATGGTGAATTAGATGCCTTAATCAGATTGAGGACAGACTTGAATAAAAAGACAAAAGAATCTGCCGAAAATGATGATAAAGCCAATAAGGCCGCAGAGAAACTTTATAAAAAACTCATTAATCAACAAGAAGCCTTAATGAAGGCAGAGGAGGATCTTATTAAGTCCAGAACAAGGGCAGGAACCGATCAGGAGATTCTTATTATTGAGAATAGGATAAAGTTTAATAATAAGATGCTTTCCATTGACCAAGATGCCAGATTTAAGGAATTGGAATTAGCAAAGAATAATGCGGTAAAGAGAAAAGCGGAACTTCAAAAAGATCAGGAGGAGGAGCAGGAAATTGTGAGGCAAGCAAGGTTCAAAGCTTTTGCCGCTGAAACAGAGTACATTAATAAATCCAATGAGTTCATAAAAGAACAAAGTAAGAAGAGAAGGCAACAACTACAGACAGATGAGCAGAACGAACTGGAGGATGTAAAATCTACATATCAGGAGGAAATTAAAATACTCACCGAAAAGTACAATGAGGCCAAAAAGATTGAGAGCCAGTCTCAGAATTCTTTGGAACTCCTCAAGATCAACTATGAGGATACTTTGACAAAGCTTACTGAAGATGGTGAGAAGGAAAGGGAATCCATAAGGGCCAAGTATAGAGCCAAGGAAAAGCAGGAGCGCATCCAGACCGAATTGGAAGTGCGCTCAATCATGGTAGAAGCGGCAACCATTCGTAACCAGGCATTGGCAAAATCTGAATATGAAAGAGGCCAGATAGCCGAAGAAGGTGCTATTAGTCAGATTAATATAGAAAGAAATAAAAACCATGAAATAGCCAAGAATGAACTTGAAAATGGCAATCTTTCTATAGAACAAAGAAAAAACATTAATGATAAACTGGCCGCACAAGATGTTCTTCTGGATGCACAACTTACTGAAATAGTAAGGCAGGGAGAACTCAGGAGATTGCAGGAGAGAGAAGAGAAAGCCAAGATGGCTATGGAAATAGCACAGACCATTTCCGATGGCCTATTTGATATCTATAACCAACAATTGAACAACGAACTTACTGTTCTCAATAACAAGTATAATGAGGAGGTGAGATTGGCCGATGGTAACAAACAGAAGTTGGCTCAATTGGAGCAGGATAAAAGAGAAAAGGAAAAGGAGATTAAGACCAAGCAATTCCGGGCAGATCAGATGGCGGCATCCGCAAGAGTATTGTTTGCCACGGCAACCCAGTTAATGTCATCTGCTTTGAACCCGGCATTAATCCCATACATCATTGGTTTGTCTGTGGCTCAGTTGGCTTTGATTAATAGCCAACCGGGACCAGAGTTTGCCGAAGGTACCAAGGGTAGAAAGTTT